TGCGAGCGTGCCGCGTGCCGTGAGCCTTCCCAATTGTGTTGTTGTAAAGGTTTCTGTAACCTACCACACAACCCTGCAATTTTCTATCACATACTTTGCACAAGATTGCTGTCATCATGGCAGGGCCGCGAAGTGGGCATGCGTCGACTTAAGAACCGATCAAACCATGCGAAAACAGATCATCGATCAATGCCTTAAGCCGTCGAGCGACTTCCTTTGTAGCAGCAGTCTCCGTATCGAAACTCGAACGATCAGCGCTCCCGCTGGCCTGTTGCCACCCCATTACTCGATCAGCAATAACCTGCCTACCGCCAACAAGATACGCAGTGGACGCATCAACCTTGTCAACCACCGCTCGGTCATTCGTGTCTGCAAGCACAAGTCGAGCATTGCCGCCGAAATCAGGTATGTACAACTTGAACGATGTGGTGATACCGTCAGGGGACTCAATCTCAATGTAGTTCACCGTGTCGATGCAGTAGAAACGGAGAACACCATTCCGCAAATTCTTGTAGCCCGCCTCTAAGGATGGAAAATCTGTAAGCTGGCCATGCCCTTCTTGTGCCTTCAACGTCTTGCGTGTGGCAAGTGGACGGTCCGGCAGAAAGACTTGTGTGTCATCGATCTGGAATGCGTTGGTAATCGAATCGAGAATCTCTTCAACAGTGCGTAGCCTAATCTCTTGAAAATCATTGACCACGCATCCGACGATTTTGTGTAGGTCAAACCCGAGTAGGTCAAACTCCAGGGCCTCAACAGGGTAAGGAAATGTCAATACCGACGTACCAGGTACAAGCGAGCGTGGCAAGCCAATACCATCCAATGGCAGCCAGCCTTCGTCCGGATCAAGATACAAGATTTTGACGAGACGAACCGACGCAGATGTTGTAATAGCGATACTGCCAACACGCCGTTGCGCACCGATCTTGAAAGAATATGACTCATGCGACGCGATAAGTGAAGGTGCACCGAGGTACGGCAGATACGGCAACTCCAAAGGAATACCCCCTCCAACGACTCCACCACCGCTGCCGATGTAATAGAACCATCGCGTAACACTGCATGCACCTCCTGCAACACCTCCTCCCGACCCAACGAATGTGAGCGATGTACCTCCGGTGCTGCTGCTCCATTGTGCCGCGCCTCCTGCAACACCTCCTCCCGATCCGGTGAGCGTAAGCGTTCCGCTCCATTGTGCTGCGCCGCCGCCGATACCCCCGCCAGAACCAGAAAACGAATACGACGACGGACCGCCTCCCCCCGCTGCCAATTCCGCAGCAAGCGCAGCGGCGGCACTATAATCAAAGCCGAACCATACCGTGGTGTCCGGCACATCCTTGAAGACAAAGCAAACCCAGATGCGGTCCCACGACGTGCCGATGGTGAGTTCTGCAAGATTGGTGTACCCACTCTCGATGCTGATATCGTTTTTGTCAATAACAGCACCAATAACCGCATTGTCGTTACTGCCAAATGCATTCAACGTGACGGTGATTTCCCCTGCGCCTGCCGTTGTTTCCCGGTTACTCTGCACAATATCAACGGCGCCGGCAAATTCATCTACGCTCCAGGCGCAGCGGCTCGGGGCAGTGCCGAACTCGATAGTCAGTTTACCTGTGCTGGGCGCGCCAGTGCCCCGATAGTGCCAAATCGAATACCCATTGGAAGCTTCGACGACTGAATCGACAAGCGTCCATGTGAGATTGCACCCGGTGACCTGCGAGATTTGTCCACCACGCGCGAAGACGTGCAGGCTGATCAGGGTATTTGACCTCGGGGATATTGCAGCAGTTTGATAGACTTGCTGACTCGCATCTACACCCCCATCCGTGAGATGATTGACTGTAATAGCCATCAGCTCGGCGTGCCTTTGCTGAGTTCAAAATTCAGTGTCACTTTGATAGTGTCGCCGTTGTTGGCGGGGGTGAACGGTGTGCCGAACCGCTCGGCGAAGATGAGCACGCCATTCGCATTCACAACATAATAGCCGTACACCGTTGCGTTCCCGGTCAGAGGGCCAGTAAATGTGAATGTCTGCTCAGCATACGTCACCTTGCTCGGATCGTTGGCAGGGTTGAACGACCAGCTTCCATTGGTAAGCGTCTTCGCAGCATAGCCGCCGCCGCTTGCTTCGGTGTATGTGGTGGCGGTGTCCGTATCGGCGGGCGTAATGTTGTTTGTGAAGAGCTTGAGTGTGAGATCCTTTGTGGTCGCTGGAAAAGAATTATTGAAGTATGCCTTCAGTATCTCATCCGCGCCCACATCTGCAAGAACCAATGCCATAGCAACCTCCTGGTGTTAGAGTTCGATGATTGATACGCTGATATTCCTCAAATCGTGGTTACCAAGGTGACGGCGTAAGCTGCTGCCGCACCCGCGCCCGTAAAGTTGCCTGTGAACCATGTGAGCTGTCCGGTCCCTTGTGGAGATCTCAGCCTCACTAATGCCTGCTTCTCGCCAGAATTATTCACGAGCTCTACCGAAATACAGGTTGTGATTTCGATAAAGGGAACGTCGATGACCTGGGTTCCCTGGAGCGAAGGGTCGATCGGTGCAACTACGATCGTCGTGACACGGGCACCCGGCGGTAACACAATTACCTGATTGGCCGAGCCGACTTTCGTATATCCGCTGGCTGCGATAGCCAGCACGTCAGTTTGCCCGGTGATCAGCGACGTGCTGGACCGGACACGCCGATCAATGTAGGAACGTGTTGCATAAGGCGATCCGGTTGGGCCATCGATGAGGGGACGGTCGAAATGCACAGCGTTGCCATTGGCAATCGCTTGCATAAATGTAACGAAACTCCCCCCCTCGAAGATTTCAAACTTCGCAATCGGCACGTCGGAAGCAATCGCACCGCGCACACGCGCCAACTCATAGCCTCTGGCATCGCGCATCTCCACGCCCGATACGACCCGAATATCGGAACTAAACGTCTTCGTCCCACCGAGCGTCTGATTGCCATTGAGCTGCGCATATCGTGCATCATGATCGCCGCTTGCATTGTGTGCCGAGCGCTGGGCGTCGATTTCCGCCTCAGTGTAATATCGCCCATCGTGATCGCCGCTTGCATTGTGCGCCGAGCGCTGGGCGTCGATCTCTGTCTCGGTGTAGTACCGAGCGTCATGGTCGGCGCTCTGCTTGTGCGCAGCAAGGTCTGCAGCCGCCTGGCTGGCCGTTGCTTCCGCTCCGTTGGCGACGCCGGCGATGCCGGCATCGTTCGCATTCCATACAGTTCGCCCGGCGTTGGGCGTTACATCGCCGACGGGTGTTGGTGTAAAGGGCATAGCTTACTCCAATTCTGAATAGGATTCAGGAATTTCAGAAAACAACAGGTGCTCATTTGTCCAGCTTCTGAACGTGCTGCTCAGTTCAGGCACAGCGGAGCGCCGCTCCGTGCCGATCAATTTCATCTCGAAATCTTTCAGCACCGGAAGCCGGATATTGTGATAGAAGAACTTAATCGAATCATCGTCAATCGTCACCTGCTCCTTGTAATTCGGGTGCGACACGTAGGAAGGATAGAAGTCGATACCTGTATGCGCATTCCGATCCATGATGAAGCGGAGATGATGCACAAGTTCACCCGATAATCCTTCAAAAGTAATATGCGCATGGTACCAGAATCCCAACAACTTCCGCTTGATAACGCCATCCAGTTCATGGGTGATAAAATCGGGGACATACTCTTCGCCAAAATCCGAGTAGATATCACCGATACTGAACGTCTTCGTCACCGGATTCCAGCTTCCTTCGGTCGGGAACCCTTGCGCAATGAGAATCGTATAATCGCTCTGGCCTGAGGGCCTGTGGATGACGAACTTGAGTGCCGGTTTACCTTTGGGATAGGTCATTGTCGTGCGAACCCCCATGCAACAATGCGTGCAACATCATCCCGCGGATTGAATTCTATTGAGCGGCAGAAATAGCGCTGACCAGGAGTCAACCGTAGATACCGCCACGGCGAGCCGAGCGTCGCCCATTGCTGGTAGTCTGCATCAAGGAGTGAAACATCCTCAGTTAATTCACGGCCGCCCGTGTGATCGATCGTATAATATGGCACGGCATCGAATGCGGTGTAGTTGAAGGTGCTTCCGATTTCGATATGGATCAAGAGGTCCCGCACATCAGCCTGGCGGATTATCGGCAGACGCCCCAACGAATGATTCACAATATCCTGTGGGTAGAGAGCCGACGCGGCCACCTCTACCCTCCGGATGCGGTCCCCTGGAGAATAGCCGGGTGTCGTCTGTTGAAACATGGCCAATGTGCCATTGAACTTGATTTCTACCCGATCATAACCGATACGCTTGCCTAACACACTCGAATTGCGCATAGCAGGGAAGGTAAACGGTTGTTCTGTCATCTGCCGCGACAGATATTCACGTAGTGGCATGAGATAAAACGGCTTGTACGGTCCAAGGGACTGCACGAACCAGACCGCATTGAGTGCATCAGCAACGAGCGAGATGAAATCATAGTACGTCATGTTGGACGGTGCCCAGTCTCTTGTACCAAATTCTGCTCCGCCGAAATACAGGGTATCGGGCACCCTCACGAGATTGGGCGCCCAGTCCAGGTGCATCCTTTGCACAATCAGTTGCAACAACAGGCGCACATTGCGGAAAAAGCGGTACCGTACCGGCCCATACATATCGTCTAATGTCGGATACATCCCCCGTTCGCCCTGAACAAGCGGCAGCGTTCCCAGAGACCAGAACTTCAACTCATCAAGAATGCCGCGTTCAAGCCCGATGAGGGTGAGGCGCAAGATGCGCTTGTCGAAATCATACGAGATTGTGTCCCCGTCCACATATCCCGTGAAAACAACAACGCCGTCGAAGGTGAGCGTGGCAATCTCTCTCGAGAGAAGGAAATCCGGCAGATCGCCATCAATGTTGCTCAAAGAAACATTCACTTCAGGAATCGTGGGCTTTCCAAACTCATCCGCATAGGTGAACGTGATCGGTTCCGACGATCGCAAGAGCCATCGCGTGAGGTCTGTAGTACCATACATCAGCCCGAGCCTCATCGCCGCCTCCGTTCCAATCGCCACTGAGCGCCGGGTAAGGTGGTGCGCACAATGCGCTCTTCATCGCGAAAATTCTGAAAGACCGGCGACCATTCCTTCTTGCGAATGGTTCGGTCCAGAGTATCCAGGCGTTTCTCCAATCGTTTGAAATCGTATTCTGCAAATGCAGGCTGCACCTGAAGGCGCAGCGATTGCGTTGTGAGAACAGGGCGCAGTATTGCCGTCAGATCGAGCTGTTCGACAACCGCCGGAATCAAGTCCTGCCGAAGCACATCAACCGCCGTGCGTTTCGGCGTGATAATTTCCTCCTGCCCTCCCTCAATGAAGCCGCGTTGGTTCTTTTCAAAAATACCGCCCCGTGCGAAGCCAAACGCTTTTTTGATGGCGCCCAGGACGGTAAGACCAAGCGCAATGGCACCGGCAGCGGCGAACAGCCCGAACGGCCCGAGTGATGCGATGAATTCTGCAACCGCCTTAGCAATGGAAGCGGCCACTTCAGCCAATGCCGCTGCAACTCTGATCGCTTTTTGCGCAAGGAATACAGCGGTCATGGCAATCTCCTTCGCTATAAATGCCGCTTGCTCGGCCACCCAGGAGGAAACCTTGACCGCCGTTTCTGCGATCACCGCGGCAACACGCACTGTGCCCTGCGCCAGTGCGACTGTGGTTTTCCAGATCTCCCCGGCGATGAACTTCGCCCCTTCCCATGCCCATGCCGCTGCTTTTCTGGCGCCTTCCCACACCGCCGATGCAACCCGTACGATCGCATTCTCCTGGGTGATTGCCGTCTTCGTCGTTTCGGCGGCAGCATGCGAGGCAACATCCGTCTTGCGCATCGCGATGGTGATGAAGAGATTCTCGATCTGGCGTACGAGGATTGCCCCTAAGGCATTGAGCGCCGTGTTTCTCATCGCCAGCCAGATCGCATCGCCTTCATCCTTCGCCTGCCTGTGCCCGACAATGATATTGCTCCAGAGTGCCTGATAGCCGGCCCCGATGCTATTTATGCCGATCATGGGAAGCTCATTCTGCTCTGCCCACAGCCGGCGCGATTCTTCCGCATGCCGCCGTATCGCCGCAAGTTCCTCGGCCTGCTGTGCACGATTGATGTCTGCAACATCCTTGCCGTGCTTGATGGCGAGCGCACGCAATGCATTATACTTCAGCCGGATTGCCTCGATCTCCCGGCGGTTATCTTCGGCAATATCGCCGGTGCGCAGCTCACGCATCTGCTGCTCAAGGTCTTGTCGCTCACGTTCAAGCCGCACTGCTTCGGCATTGTTGAGCTTCTTCAGTTCCGTGCGCGCTTCGGCGAGGCGCTTCTCCTGTTCCAGCATCCTCGGCCCCAGAGCCTCAAGATCGGCAATCTCTTTCTCCAGGAACGACCGTTTCAGATGGTACTTCTCTTCATCGGTTTGCGCAGTATCAAGCGCAAGCTCTTCGTCGAGCTTCTTCAGGAATTGCGTGTACTCATAGTATTCGGCAGTGGACTTTTCCCGCTCTTCACGTTCCTTCTCATATCCTTCCTGGATAATGCGCGTACGCTCCGCCACGTACAGCGCTTCCGAGGCATTCTTCAAGGCGTTCACCTGGTCAACAGAGAGGCTTTCACGATTCTTTCGCTCTTCAATTTCTTGCAGTTCTCTCTGATGACGAATATCGAGCAGAGCAAGCTCTTTTGCCACTCCATCTGCCATCGCCTTTGCACGCAGTTCAGCAACATCGAGTTGCACTTTGGGACTCGCCGCTTCCTGTGCTTGCTTCCGTTGTAGTTCATTGATCTGCTCCCGGCGCACTCTCTCGGATTCGAGGAGCTTAAGACGCTCACGCTGCAATTGCAACTGGAGTTCAAAGCCAAGCAGCTCCGGCGAAACACCTATCCGCCCCTCCTTGCTCTCCTTCTTCAGTTGCTGTACCCTTGCGGCAAGATCAGCAATCGCCAATGTCGCGTCAGCAATGTCAATCGTCAGCTTTGCATCGCTCAGTTGCTTGATCTGTTCCTGGTATTGTCTTGCAGCTTCTTCTGCATTCTTCGTTTCTCGTTGGATCATGCCCCACGCGGCCGCGATGGCGCCGAGGCCGACAATCACCCACCCGAGCGGTCCTAAGGCGGTAAAGAATTCGACAGCCGCCACACGCGCAAGCTGAAGCGCAAAACGAAACTGTCCTGCTGCCACTGTCGAGAGAAGCATCTGTCCGTGCAGCATCGTGAATGCCGTCGCAACAATACCGAGCACGCCTGCGAGGGCATAGAGATACCCTTCGCCACTCTTGAAAGCCGTGTACACCGTCAGGAGTATGCCCACCGTCGCACCGAGCATGATCTGCGTGATACCTAATTGAGAATTGAAGAGCGCCCACGATGCGGCCAATATTCCGACACCCAACGCCGCAGCCTGGGCCGCGGGCGGCATGTCGGTAAGCATGTTCACAAGCCGGGTGCCCAAGTCAACGAAGGGTTGTAACGAGGTGGAGAGAAGTTGTCCGAATGATTTCTGCAGGTCACCAATAGCCTGTTCATTGCGCTTCATTGCGCCCGCGCTTGTTTGCCCGAATGCCACCGCTTGCCCTGCAATCTTGTCGAGCGTGAAACCGTATCGCTTCAATTCCTCTCCGCCGTCCTGAATTGCCCGCCCGACGAGCCGGGCGGCGGTCTTGAGATCGGTCTCCATCACCACGGAGAGGTCCTGGCTCAGATCCGTCAGGCGCTTCAGTTCCTCGCCCTGGAATCCCATAGCGCTGAGTTGTGCCATGATAGCGAGCGTGGCAGTGTTGTCAATCCCGGTCAGCTCCTGCCGCATATCCGCGTATTGCTGCAGGTCATTCAGGAGCGATGCCGTGAATATGCCCTGACTCTCCAATGCCTTCGCCAATCGTGCCGTTGCCGCTTCCTGCTCGTTGCTTTGACGGATGAATGACCCAATGCTTCCACTGATGACGTTCAGCAGATTCTGCATTCCCTGAAGCCGCAACCCCAACTTCGTGAACGAGTCATCCAGGGCATTGACTTTAGGAGCGGTTTCCGCTACATTGGTAATGGAGACGCCTACGTTCTTCAGGCTTGCGTTCACCGCATCGAGCGCTTGCTGCACGTTCGGCGGGTCAATGTTGAACTTGATCGTAAATGTAAGGGTCTGCGCCATGTCAGAAAATTGGGGTATTCTTCATCCGCTTATCGCATTCGGTATCATGATTCTCTTTCTGCTGCCGGGCAACGCATTGCTGTTCGTCATCGGCTGCCAGGTGGCGTTGGTGTACATCGGTTATCACGTCAGCAAGAAGAAATCATCGCCCACTCTTCATTGAGTCTGTCCACCCGGCGCAAGTACAGCGCCATCTGCACGTCTTCTTCGGTCATCTCCCAGATGGCTTCCCATTTCGTCACATCGCCATCAGCCAGCCGATGCACCATCAGCATATACACACTGACCTCCGGGTTTATGAGGTCGTCGGGGTCGCCGAGTTGTTTGGTGTGCCGGATGTTGCGGATTGCCTCTGCTCGTTCATCGAGGGACTGATGGAGGCGGGTGAACCGAATCGCGAGTTCATCGCTCGCGAGAAAAAATCTTGCAGCACCTCGGCCTGCACATCCTCCGTAATCTCCCACATGATCTCCTTGTTCCTCTCGATCATCTCCGGAGTCCATTTCTCCGCATCGGCGGGGGTCAGGATGGTGGCGAGAAATTTCTCGAACGCCTCGTCCTCGGAAAAAATGATCTGATCCATCTCCACCGACAGATCATAGATCTTCGACAGTTGCTCCTTGGGCGTTGATTGATCATGGGACGGGGAAAGAGAGCCTAACTTCAGAATGATTTCTCGTAGTTTCCGTTCCATCGGCGAAGCGAGGTATCGTTGCCGTTGGGTGAGAGGGCGGAGGTGGAATTCTTTGCCGCCGATCATGTAGGTCTTGTGCATGGAACTCCCTCAAATTGCCCTTGAGTAAATTACTGCACCCTCCGCCCGCCGGGGCAATCGGCAGACGAAGGGTGAGCCTCGGGAGGTGGTGCACCTCTCGGCTTAGGTCAACGTCACGTTCTTGAAGCCATCCGTACCGTCATCGAAGATGCCCGTCGCTTCTATCTTGAAGCTCATCGGGTTCTTCCCATCCGGTTGCGCCGCAGGGAGCGGACCGCTCGGCGTATAGCCCGGCAAATGGATCACCTTGGTGATCGAACTATTGCGCGGCTTGAACACGAAGTCACAGACGGCATTCTTGTTCGCCTTCATCGCTGTCATCTTCGCATCATCCGTCTCGATCACTTCCACTTCCAACTTCATGCTCACGCCCGTTTGAATCGTGCCGCCCTGCCACTCGTAGCCGTACTTCTCGGTCGTGAGCTTCGCCGTGCCGGCTTTGAAGGCGCCGATATGCGTATAGCCCGTCATTGCCGCCACGGGAGGAACCGGAACAGCAGGGTCGGTGCGCTTCGCAACCCACACATCGCACGTGTACGGAAACACTTTGCTGAGATCTTCTGCCATTGCTTACTCCTTAGGTTGTTGTTTGAGTAACTCCGTCTTATCGGCACTGCCTTTCGAGGAACCGAAAAAGTAACTGACCACGGTGGTCAGCGACGTGATGAAAGCACCCAGAGCCATGTTCACCATGTCTCTGTTCTGGTCGGGGATTTCTCGAACGATCAGAAGATAGACGAAGGCAAGAACACAGACGACAATCAGTAATGCAAATCCATAGAGGAAATGTGTTCCATCGGTCTTCATGGTGTCTTCGCGCTGCGGAGATACTCGATATCCTTACGGAGCAATTCGATCTGTGTGTTGAGCCGTGTGATCTCTATGATCGTCCGTTCGACATTTTCCAAGCGCTTCTCGATCCCCTCAATGCGTGAAAGTGTCATCCCCACCTGTACGCCCGAGGCGGCAAAGAACATGACGATGAGAATGACAAGATGGATCTTCTTGAGACTGAAGTATTGCTGGTCGTTCATTGCGATGGTCTTTCAAATAACTCTCGCTCTTTCTTCCTGCGCTTCACCAGACCGGGGAGAACAACTCCATGCGCCTTATTCCACCGCTCGAACTCTTGGGCGGCCCCTGCATAGTCACCCGCATTCAGCTTTCGCAGCAGGGTGGACTTCCGGAATGCGTCTGCGCCTACGTTGTACACGAAACTCACCAGCGAATCCAATTGATTCTGGGTGAGCGGGACCTTTACCGCCGTATTGACGATGGCGACGAACTCTTCCACATCCTGGCGCAAGAGTTCGTCGGCCTGTTGCCTGTTGATCACATCCCCCGGCTTCACATTGCCTGTGTGGCCGTACCCAATCGTCCATACTTTGGCCGGGCATAAGTACGCTTTGAGATACAGACCCTCGAATGATTTAATCAATTCGAGTCCGTCGTCCGAAATGCGCATCACAACCGGATACGGCTCAAGCGTCGCAGGGCGTTGGCCTTATTGACCGTCAGGTTCAAAAAGAACTGCAACCGCGCAATGGCATTCGGCTTCACTTCGCCATCCGGGAAATCGGTGAAGAGGAACCCGGAGTTGGTCGAATATGTGACACCGAGATTCTCTTCAAACCGGACGATGTACAACGAGGTGCAATCCGTGTTTGTACCATCGCTTTCCGTCTGCGGTATTGCACTCGTCTGCAGACGCACGATGGGAACGCCGTTGTACGTCTCCACCGGCTGACCGAAGGAATCGGTCGTGACGCCCGCAGCACCGATGCGTTTGGCAATCGTGCTCATGCGTGCACCGAGGTTGACGTTGCAGAGGATGGCATTGGCGCCCGGCACCTTGGCCAGTTCCTTTTCCAACGTTTCGAGAAAGGCATTCTGCGCGTCGGCACTGTTCAACTGCAATCCCACCTGGGTGTTCATGGCGGCAATTTCGTCGGCGGTAAAGCCGAGCCGGGCAGTCTGTCCGCCTGCCGGAGCGTCCTTGACGAACTCGCTCAGGCCCACCATGCGGTTCGCCGTACCGGGACCGGCGAGCATGTCGGTCGAGACCTCATCGGCCAGCTTCACGGCCAGGGAGGAGAGTTGACGATCCATGAAGAGACGCAGCCCGTCGGGCGCACCGCTCAGGCGCTGGTCCATCTTGTACAGATCATCAATCGAGATTTCTCGTCCGTACAGCGCGAGTGCCGCTGCGGTCGGGTTGGGTGATTGCGCATCGCGTTGGAGCGCGGCATTCACGGCACGCGCGGAGCTGCCTGTGTGCGTGCTCTTGTCGGGCACCGCAAAATAGGTGCTGTAGTCGAGCCGGAAATCGGCAAAGCGCAACAGCGGCGAATTCTGAAGCATGATGCTCAGGAATCCCGCGCCGCGTCCGCTCAATTGCGATACTTGGGCTATATTCATGGTCTTTCCCTTGTTGTTGGTGGAAAATTAGTTGTCACTGACCTGCGCATATTTCATGACACTATCGAGGATGCTCTGCGGGGCGCTCCGCATGATGCCCTCTCTGGTTCCCTTGTCTTCGGGTTTTCGGTCATCAGGTTTCTGGCTCTTCTTCATCGCCGGATCTTCGGGCAGCTTGGCCACGAGCTTGGAATAGCCGTCGAAATCGGCCAGCAGCTTCGCTTTGATTTCTTCCTTCTCACTCGGCGGAATGCGCGCTTCGTGCGTCTTCATGAAGTCCTCGACGCGTTTTTCCGCGTCGCGCTTCTGCTGTTCCCGCAGCGCCTTTTGCCCTTCCTCCCGCGCCTTGGTTTCCTTCGCGAGGGCTTCGGTGAGTTGCTTCACGGTCTCGCTCTGCGCCGCGAGCATCTCACGCAGCTCCTTCATTGCATCCTCGTCGGCCTTCGGCTCTTTCTTGGCCTGCATCGCAGCGATGGACTTTTCAATCTCGGCAATCTGCGCCTGCAGCTCGGCTTTCTCTTCATCCGGCAGCTTGGATGAGGTCAGCTTCTCGACGAGTTTCTTCAGGAGTTCTTTCATAAGTCGTTGACAATCGATCGTTGAACATTAGCCGTTTCCTGACTTCCAATCTAAACTTTCTTTCTTCTCATGCGTGCCAGATGCAGATCTGCCACGCACTTCTGCAAATTTTTCTTTGATTGGGGGTGAGAGTATTGGGAGGAATACCATGCCATTCACCAACGCCGACTTGCTCACCAGTCAGATGCACAGCAGCCAGGTTGCATCGCTGCTGGCTGGGCTGACGGTTGATCCGTTCCGAGAAGCCGATACCATCATCACACGGTTCACCGGCATCGAACCCCCCGCCAATGCCAACGATGCCGATAAACTGCTCACCACCATTGCCACACGCATTGTCATCTGGCATTTGAGCGGACGCCAGCAAGGCTTGCCCCGTGACGAGTGGGAGCGCCGCAAGGCGATGTATGACGAAGCGATGAAGTGGCTGGAACAGATCGCCGATGGCCTCATCGTCATCGAATCGCCGGCAACTGTTACCGGCCCGCAATTCCGCAGCGACCCGCTGCGGGGGGGGAACTGGTAATGACGATCGGCGATCTTGCGGATACCATTCTTGCGACGCTGAATGCCAACAAAGCGACGCTCGGCATCAACGGCGCCGAGTATGCCGAGCGCGGGAAGATGCAAACGGTGATCGGTCCCGCTGCACTGCTCTGGTTGGAACCCGGCAATGCACAACGCGCACATGCGGGAGTGTATGGTCTCACGATCGGCGTGCATCTCTTCTGCGTCAGCTCGCCGGCAGCCACGCAAGCCGCCGCACTCGACGAAGCATACACCATCGCACTGAAAGTGCTCGATTTGTTGGATGGCAAGACGGTGACGGACATCTACTGCGAATCCGACACTGACGCGATTGAACTGGTGGAGTCCGGTTCCAACGCGGCAGTCATTGCCGTCAATCTCACAACGGCGTTGAACTTGAGTCTATGAAGGGTGACTATGAAACCAACAACACCGAAAGTCATCACCCGAGGCAGACACATCTCCGCAAAAGTCAAGCGGGAGTGGGTGGAGCTGTACTACGACAAGAACATCAGTGCGAAAAGTATTGCAGAGACCTACGGTTATCCGACGCGCACGGTCTATCACGTCGTTTCCAAATTCAAGACCATTGACCGGCGCGTGAAGCGAGAGAAGAAAGAGGCGGCAGTGATCGAGCTGCCCGATGTGGAACGCCTCATTATGGATGGCGAAACGCCTGAAACGCAGCTCGAACTCTTCATCCAATCACTCATTACGGCGATCAGCAAGAACCAAACAATCAAGCCGGAAGCCGTGATCAAATATATCAGCGCATTGACGAATGCGCTCCAGCGCCTCCGCTCCATCCAGCTCGAAGGTCTGCTTAAAACGCTCGATGCGAAGGTCGTCATCGCATTGATACGCCGCCTCGAACCGAACGCCAGCGATCTGCGCTGCGTCGAAATCTTCAATGAAGTCCTTGCCGAGGTGAAGAGCGAATGATTTCACGGCTTGCATATCAATTCGAGAAGCTCGAACGCGACACACTACGCCGGGCGGCAGGTTCGCCTTTGCCCGAAGGATGGGATGCCGGACGGACCGAGCGCGTGCACCAAAGCCGGACGGATTTCTTCTTCTTCTGCCAGGCGTACTTCCCCGACTACATCACCTCACCCTTCAACGCTGTCCACAAGCGGATGATCGCCGACGCGCTGCGGTCGGATGCGAAGCTCTGTGTGTACTCGGCGCCGCGAGCCTTCGGGAAAACTACCCTCTTTCGTCTGTTCAAAATCTGGTGCGGTCTCTTCGGCAAGAAGCATTTCTACGGCAAGGCGAGCGATACCATTGATCTGGTGGTAAAAGATTTCCGCGAGGTCCGCTTTGAACTGAAATACAATCCACGCCTCACGGCGGATTTCGGTGAGTTGATCAGCGACGTGGACAATGCCTACGAATTTCAGGTGAAACCCCACGCAGAAAATCCACGCGGCAGTACGTTCGTCGCCCTCAGCAGCACGGTGACGGCACGTGGACTTTTGAGTAAAGGATTGCGTCTCGACTTCATCGAAATAGACGACTTCGAGGATTACGCTACCAGCATCAACCCTGACATCAGCCGCGAGAAACTCGAAATCATCGAGCGAGACTTCTTGCCGGCACTTGCCTCAACGGGAAGCGCCGTTCTGTTAGGAAACAACGCACGCACAACATGCATCATCAACATCCTGGCGGAAATGTCCGACGTGGACCGTGCAGCGCTTCATCCCTCCATCGAATTGAATATCATTGATGCATGGGATGAACAACACAAGCGCCCGACCTGGCACGAGCGCTACACATTTCAAACCGAAGAGCAAATGCGTGAAGCATTCCAGGTATCGCCCTCCGTCTGGAGCGCAGAATACCGACAGAGACCTATGCCGCCGGAAGGAGCACGCTTCCGGTTGCAGGATTGGCGTACGTATGAGAAACTCCCTTCCGATGCAAAGGGGATCATGTTCTGCGATCCGGCATTCGGCGAATCGTCCGACGATAAGGCAATCGCCGTGCTGCTCTGGTCTGCGAGCAAACGGAAGTTCTACGCGCCGGACTCCTTCACGCGGCAATGCGGATGGAAAGAGTACTTCCAAGCCATGTACGACATTTATCTGAAATGGCAACGTCACATTATGTATGTTGGATGGGAGGGAGATTTCGGGCAGGCGCAGTACTTGGAATTCCGCAAGGTGTTCGATGGACTCAAAGACAAGCCCTCGCTCCCCATTCGCATCATCGACGTGAAGCAGTGGGGAGATAAGCCGACGAGGATCGAGAAGTTGGAGTTTCCCTTCTCACGGGGCGAGATTCTCTTCAGCGAGGATTTTCTGAAATCCACCGACGGCGTAACCGCACAGGCGCAGCTCATCGGCTACGACGGCAAGAAGACGGCAACACGGAAACTGGGCTACATTGATGCCCTCGCATCCTGTTGGAACGAACTCTTTCACCTCACGCTGAGGAACGATACAGCAACGGGATTCGATTTCAAAGTCGGCGGTGCACGAACAAACAGGAGATGGTAACCATGCCTTATGTCTGGAGCAAACTCATCAACAAAACTCTGCCGACGGTCGCCGAGGCACTGCAAGCAATCCGGCTCGCCGAGAGCAAGCAGAACCCCGATCCCCGTCCGCTCATGTACCTGCTCGGGCGGCTCCCCGTCGCCGATGCGAAGCTGCTCGGTCTCCAAATCTCGGCAACCGACCAGATCACCGGCTACGATTGGAACATTGTGCCGACCGAGGCAAATCTCGGCAATGCACAGATCGAGCAGCTTGCCGCCGAAGCCGCCGCACGTATGATGGAGTGCGGGTTACCGGATTTCTTCGAGGTAATCCTCGCGGCCGAGTGGTACGGCATCAGCGGCGTACATCAACTCTGGACGCGGGATTTCAATGGGAAGAAGATCCCCGAACTCAAAGTCGTGCCTGCGACCGAACTCATGCTGGTCCGGGGCGAAGGGGATGCCCCGGATGAGTTCCACCGCATCGCCGATACCGATGCGCTCACCAGTGCGCCCATCACGCCCGAGCGCGACCAGTACATCATCGCGCAGTTCAACCCGATGAAGGCCACGCAGCCCTACTACATCGGTGGGATCAATCGGACTGCGCTCTGGCTCGTGCTTTTGAAACACATGAACTGGCAGGACTGGGGGAACTTCAATGAACGCTACGGCGATCCTCTCTTGATCGGGAAGTACAAGCGCACCACCGAGGAAGACGAGAAATCCAAAGCGTGGCAGATGCTCGAAGAGTTGGGCAAGAACAGCCGCGCACTCTTGAACGAAGATATCACCATCGAAGTCGTGAAGGCGATGGTGGAAGGGAGCGTGCAGAGCTACGAACGATTGGTGGACAAGGTTGATAACGCCCTGGCCGTGCTTTACACCTCGGCAACGCTCAGCACCGAAACGCAAGGCAACGCCGGCAGCCGCGCAGCCGCGCAAGTACACATGACCAAGGAAGAGCAGCGCATGTGGGCACGACTGAAACGGATCGAGCAGGCAATCAACCGGCAATACCTCACGGTGGACTGGCGGCTGAACGGCTCATCCACGCAGCCGATGCCGTACCGGTTTGCGTTCACCACCGATGAGGCGATTGACTATGAAGCCAACGCACGCATCGCGAGTGAATTGGTCGGCGCGGGCTACACGCTCGACCCGAAGGAGGTGAGCGAGAAGACCGGCTACACGGTGACAGCACCGGCAATCGAGCCATGAGTATGACGCCCGATCTTCCCCCATTTGATTCCATCAAGCGCGAGATCATCAACCGCGCCGTCATGCTGCGCATCGGCAATCAGGTTATTGCCATCATCCGGAACCGGACAAATGCCGGTGTGTTTTTAGAAGGCTCAAGCGCCGGAGCCGAGAACTACAGTACCAAGCCGTTCGCCGCGCCTTTCGGCGGCATCGTAGCGCAGCTCGGCAAAGGCAAAGCCGCACAGCTCTACAAAGAACTGCGCGGCGAAAAGGGAAGCATCTTCCGCTCCAACAAGAGCGGCAAGCTCTGGCTCCGCATCTCGGGAGGGTACAAAGAAATCCGTCAGCGGGGCGGACGCCAATCCGAGCACGCCAACCTGCAATGGTCGGGACGCATGATGAAGGCACTCCAGATTGTGAGCGTGGGGGAGGATTCCGTCACCATCGGATTCCTGGCGCCGGAAGAAGCACAGAAGGCCGCATGGCATAGTGTGCTCGGTGCAGGCAGAAGCCGGGTGAAACGGGTGTTTGTGGGACTGAGTGAGGAGGAACTGGAGTTGCTCGTACAGACAGTTCAATCGTAGAAATCTGCACGCGGGCCTATTCGCACAACCGTCATAACTCTCGCCTCTGTATCCAACCGGTACATTGCACGATACTGGCCAAATTTCACTTTGCAATAGGTAGCGAACTCCTTCCGAAGATACCGATGCGGGTACGTTTCTGCGGCTTCGGCTATTTCAGCAAGCTTGGCTTTGAGTTTGGTAAGGACATTCTCTGGTACGGAGCCGCGATAGGATTCTTCGGGCGGCATGTAACGTAACTCAAATGCCAAGCCGCTTCCAGAAATCGTCATGAGTCAGGAGTGAGTCACGCGAGGCCTCGCGGGGTGGGTCTGCAAGAAACATATAATCGTCATAGAACTCGGCAAATTGTTCACGTTGGCCTTCCAACGTTCTCTTCAGCCATTGTGGGAGTGGCTTTGTCAGGAGATCGTCAAGCAAAATGCCGACCTTGCGAACAATATCTGCGCGGCGACGGGCATCGAATTCATTCGCCGGCGCGGAAGCAGATAATGCCGTGAGTGAACGTTGCAGTGCACGCGTAAGCCGCCAGAGCTTGAACGTCAACACAATGCCCGGTCGTCGTTTGGTACGCGCGAGAACACGCACACGATGTTCTACCCGATTCAGATATGTCAATGCTATTTCCATGGTCAAATGTACGTCATAATCATGTCGCTGTCAAGGCAGGGCGAGTCGCCTGACTCGTTTTCACACAAGCCCCCCCTGTCGTTTACGCCCAGGATGCCGGGGTGTGACGGCGACAGGCCCTTATGTGAAATTTTCGTTTGCGTCGCCTGATGTACCCATGCACTTCAAGATAGTCAAGTATCAGCTTGCGGCGTTGTTTCCCCACTTTGTCATACCGTTTATTGAGAACGTTTGAAACATCCCGCTTATGGCATCCGGTGGCAAGGGCTATCATACCCCTGCTTAGCAAAGTAGGGAAAAATCCTACCCCATCCACGCTCGATTGTGACCCCTTTTTGCGGGCGTCCCGTGCCAGCTCTTCAGATATCCTCATCAGGCCTGATTCGATCATATTTCCAATCTATTCCCCCCATTGGTTGTTGTTTCGCCTCGGCAGGACATGCCGGAGGCATGTCCCTACAGCACTGGCGCATATTGCCATGAGCTTTAGCTCGTGGACAAAAGGCAAACCTCATCTCTGGGCTTCAGCCCAATCATTGAGGACTGAAGTCCGGCATACTATTGCTGATTCCACGTATCCATCAGATGGCCGGCATCTACTCCATAGAGAGCTTCATCTGCAATGAGTGAACTGATACTCTTATAGATGTAGGCTCTGCATCTCATGCTGTTCGCATGGTCAGCCAAATCATCCTGTGTGGCCTCACGTTCATATAATACTTCGGCATTCAACCATCCCCGCTCCTTTAGAACGCGTCGTGGCCACTCGTGCCAATTGTAAACGAAAACAATCGGGCCGTTCCGCTCACTCTTGGTCCTCAATACCTTTATCAGTACACGTTGTTCATCCATCATTTGCCCTCCTCCATCAATGCTTTATCTCGTTTCATCGTTTGAAGTCTCCTAACAAGTTCCACGACCTGAAGATCGTGGCAATATGTTGGGCGCGGCTCTGGCGACGCACACCATATCCTGGGCGGGATCGCCTCCACTTTTGCTCCCCGGCAAGGCCATCTTCGCCGCGCCCCTACGGCAACGTTTCAATCTTGCGCCG